CCCTTGCGACCGGGCGCACTACGGTCAAGCGCGAAATTCGGAAGGAATATTTGATCAAGGCGAAGGACATCCCGCTCACGGTGCACCGCGCAACCTTCGGCAATCTGAACGGCTCGATCCGGGTGAAGGACGGCATGCTCGACATCACCAAGTTTAAATACCGGCCCAAAGGCGTGCAGCGCCGCAAAAACAAAAAGCCCCTGTTCGTGCAGGTGAAGCGTAGCGGCGGCGGCATAGTGCAGCGCGGATTCGTTTCCGGGCTCGGTCCCTTTCAGCGCAGGAGTGCGGCACCGCGCCTGCCTATTCGGAGAATCCTCACGATCGGCGCGCCGATAATGGCTACGCAGCCCGCGGTCGGGCCTGCGGCCAATAAGGCGATGGGAGATGCGCTTGCCAAGCGTCTCGATCACGAGATGAAACGGGTCATGGCAAGCGCGGGAGGGCATACGTAATGACAATGCTGGTTATTTTCTATTGGGTGCTGCTGCTACTCGTCGCGATCGGCGCCTTCGTTTCACCGGCCACGTGGCAATACGCACCGCGGGCAAACCAGCTGGTGATTTTGATTTTGTTCATCATCATCGGCCTCAAAATTTTAAAGCCGACGTGGTGACGTTATGGGCACGATTCTGGTCATCATTTTGATCCTGCTTCTGGTCGGTGCGGTGCCCCGCTGGGGCTACAGTTCCAGCTGGGGCTACGGGCCGAGCGGCGTGCTCGGGGTCATTCTCGTGGTTATTATTATTCTGCTACTGCTGGGCAAACTATGATCCCTGAACCCGTCACACCCGCCGCGAGCGACTTCGGCATTCGCGCCCAGTCGCTTTACGATTTGGAGGTGACGCTGCAGCGCTTCCTTTTTCGCCTGTTCACCGCCTACCGCCTCGACAACCCGACCCTTAACCTCGGGCAGGCGACGCAGGCGACGCACCCGGTGCAACCGCCGGACCCGCCGCTGATCCCGTTCGATTACACCGAGCGCGCACAAACGCTCGACCTGAAGGTGCCGCCCCGGATCGAGCGGGGCCGGGTGCCCCGCACCGTGACCGGGGAGATCGCGGTCGATCGGCTGCCGGATTGCCCGGCCATCATCGTGCAGGCCGTAGCGGCGAAAGTCGAAACGCCGTCCACGATCGTGACGGTGCGCATTCTGGTCAGCGCCTACGATGAAAACCCGGCGAGCGGCGGCTATCAAGACGTCCTGAATATGGTCGAGGCGATCGGGATCGCGCTGACAAGTTTCGGGCAAGCCGCGATCGACAAAGCCTACCCGATCATCATGCCCATCGAGTGGAAGCTGGTCGAGGCCGACACCTTTCCGCATTTCATCGCCGAAATGACGACGCAGTGGGAGCTGCCCAGCGGGCGCCCCCTCCCCGATTCCGAAACGTTCGGCATCGTGCCCGCCGAGCACATCGACCTGCGGGCGCATTACGATTATCCGGGCGCGCCGCCCTACGCGGTGCCACAAATATGAGCGACCCGATCTTTCACGCCAAAGGCAGCCATCTAGTAAAACTTAATCCCGCTTGGGACTGGGTGAACCGGGGCGCCGCAGCAGACGAAGAAGAAGGAACGGGCGAGCCGGTGCTGGCCGATTCATGCCCGATCGAAAATCAAAACAACGATCAAGAGTGCGCGATGCGCGGCAGTTACGCGGCGGTGGCGCAATCATTCACGGCTACGGGCGGCAAGCTGCACTCGGTGAAATTTTACCTCAAGCGGAACACCGGCACCGACCCGGTCCAGATCGTCGCGCAGCTGTGGAACATGACCGGCACCATCGGCCAAAACTCCAGCCCGACAGGCGCACCCCTTGCCACGTCCGCGCCGATGGACTCCGAGCTTATTCCCGAAGCCCCCGCCGGTGCATTGTTTGAGTTTCTTTTTGACGATACGTTCGAGCTTGTAGCCGGGACAAATTATTGCATCGGCGCCGAGAACCTTGCGGGTGCTCTCACGATGGGCCGCATCAGTTTCGGTGCGAATATCAGCTTGGCTCGCGAGGGCAGCGTTCATGCTGGCAACTACGCCGAGCGCAGCCCCATCCCGGCAATTTGGAATCCCAACGGCGGCGCCGATTTGACCTTTTACCTCTACGCCACGCCATGAAAAACAAGGACGAGCCTTACAGAATCAAGGGCCACGTAATCTACATGGGGCCGCACATCCGGCACCTCGGCCTCGGCTACGCGGCGCTCTTCCGCGACGGGATTCATCCGCACCTCTACGATTCGATCGCGGCATGCCCGGCACTCGGTGCGCTCTTTGTGCCGGTCGCCGAATGCGCGAAGGTGCGCCGGGAACTCAACTTTGATTACGCTCACAATATGAAGGGCACGACCGGCTCACACGTTGAATTTTACCGCGCGGTCCAGCAATGGCTCGCGCACACGCAAAAACAAACCCCAACGCCCTCCTCGGGCATACAACTGGAATCACATCATGCCAAACCTCGGACCATTTAAACACGGCGTCAGCTGGGCCGACGTGCCCACTAGCGTCATCGCACCCGTTCAAGCCGACGTCGGCGTAAATGTCGTCTTCGGCGCCGCCCCGCTGCACCTATCGAAAGGCGGCAAGGACGCAATCAACAAGCCGCTCATTTTTAACCGCTACGAGGACGCCGTGCAGGTGCTCGGCTACTCCACCGACTGGGACACCTACGACATCTGTGAGCACATGAACGCCGCCTTCGTTTTGTTCGGCGTGTTCCCGGTGATCTACGTGGCGGTCAACGACCCGGAGACCGGGGCCACTACGCTCGCGCCGAAACAGGTCACGCTCGCCGCCGGGCAGGTCGACACGGCTGAAGAGCTGATCATGTGGACGGTCGCCGTGAAAGATGAAGCGGCGACGATCACCTACGTGGAGGGCACCGATTACCTGCTCTCGCTTTCCAAAGCGAACAAGGTGGTCATCACCCGCATCGCTACCGGCGCGATCGCCGCGCCCGATTCGGTGCTGACGCTTGAGGGTAAAATCCCGAGTGCGACGCCGCTCACGGCTACCGACATCATCGGCGGCATCGAACAAAGCACCGGGGCACGCACCGGGCTGGAGGTGATCGAGGACGTGTTTCAGGCGACCGGCAAAGTGCCCGGCATCGTGATCTGCCCGAAGTTCTCGTCCGACCCGATGGTCGCCGCGGTCATGGAGGCGAAGTGCGAAAACATCAACGGCTGCTTCGTGGCTACGTGCCTCATCGATGTCGACACCGAGGCGGTCACTACGGCGCAGGCCGTGAACGCGTGGAAAAACGGAAACAATATCGTCTTTCCGCGGCAGCAGTGCCTTTTCGGGAAGCCCGCGCTGGTCGGATCGACCGGGCAGAATGTTTATAATTTCGCATCGCAACAGGGGCCGCTCATGCAGTGGACCGACGCCTACCGCGGGAACGGCCTGCCGTATCACTCGCCCAGCAACAAATCGCTGCGCATGAATGCGCTGCTGCTGGCCGACGGTAGCGAGCTGCCGATGCACCTGCTCGACGCGAACATGCTCAACTCGCAGGGCGTAATCACGGCCCTCAATTTCATCGGGGGCTGGCGCTCGTGGGGCAACCGGACGGCCTCCTACCCGAGCAACACCGACGTCAAAGATATGTTCATCTCGGTTCGCCGGATGTTCGATTTCATCGGCAACACCCTCGTCCTGACGATCTGGCAAAAGGTAGACGAGCCCGGGAACCGGCGCCTAATCGATGCCGTGGTGAATAGCATCCAACTCTGGCTCGACGGCCTCAGCAATTCCGAAGCGCTACTCGGTGCCCGGTGTGAATTCCGGCATGATGAAAACCCGGCGACCGAGCTACTCAACGGCCATTACGTTTTCCACGTCTACATCGCGGTCCCGACCCCCGCGGAGTGGATCGATTTCCGCATAGAATATTGGCTGCCGTATGTGGAGGATTTGTGGGCCGGGCAGGAGACCACGGCGGCGGCATAAACCCAACCCGAAAACACCCAACAGGAGACCCCAATGCAAATACCAAATCACGTCACGAATTACTCAATCTTCCTGCAGGGGCGGCGCCTTATCGGTCTGGCCGATGTAGAATTGCCGAACCTACAGAACCTCACCGATTCCCTGAAGGGCAGCGGGATTTTCGGTGAGATCGACATGCCCGTTCAGGCGCACTTCCAGCCGTATAGTGTGAAACTTAAATGGCTCACGATCGACGACGATGCCGTGTTCGCTACGATCCAAGACGGTGCCCAGCTCGACGCGTGGTCCGCGATCCAGCTGCACGATTCCGGCACCAACCGAATCATTCACGCGGGCTGGCGCTACATCATGGGCACCGCGCCAAAAAGTTTTAACTTGGGCAAGCTGGAGGTCGGCACGAAGGGCGAAGGCGAGAGCGAATATGAGCTGATCAGCCTCCGGGTGCTGCGCAATGACCGGATCATGTTTGAAATCGACAAGGAGAACGCGGTGTGCCGGTGGTTTAACGGCATCCAGCTGGTCGATAGTGCCCGGCGCATTCGGCAGCTGATCGGATTGTAATTGCGTGCCAGTGCGCGCGTGCCGTAAGAGGTAGAACCTATGGACAGAACATTACTACAAGAGGAAGCACTACCCGCACGCCCGCACACCGACAACGACGAAACCGGCCCGCACCCGGTGCCCCCCGAGCCGGACGACGTGCCGCAATACCGGGACCTTGCGTTTGAGAAACCGCAGCCCCCGCTACGGGTGAAGCTCGATCCGCCGGTCGAATTCGACGGGCGGACATACCGCGAACTCATTTTGGACTTCGACGCGATGATCGGCAAAGATTTTCAGCGTGCGGAGCGGGAGTTTCAGCACCTCTACAAGGCCGAAAAAAACGAGATGCCCCTGCCGGAACTGAAGCACCTGTATCACTGCATCATTGCCTCGCATCTGGCGAACGTCCCACTCGGCGTAATTCTAAAATTGCCGCGGCGGGTTTACACACCGCTGCGGACAGAAGTCCTAAAAGCCTGTGGCAGCTCGCCGGAAGAGGAGAATCAATAACCGATCTCCTGCGCTCGCTAACGATGCGTTTGGCGCGGGCCGGTTGCGGCAGCGTCGATTACTGGATGGGGCTGCCGATTCCCGAGGTGCTAAAATACCTGCTGGTCTTGAGCGACCAGCTGGCCGAGGAAAACGAAGCCGCCGAGCAGGCGGCAAAAAGGAGGTGATTCACTAGTGGGTCCGAAGCGCCAATACACGGCGGTCTTCGCTATAGGCGCCAAGCTGCTCGGCACGTTCCGCGGGGCAATGACAGCCGCGAACGCACGCCTCCGGGGCCTACAGGCGGCAGCGTCGCGCGTCGGCGGGGTGATTAAAAAGCTGACGCTCGCCTTCGGCGGCTTGTTCGCGGTGTTCGGCGGATTTCTAGCGGGCAAGATCTTTCAGCAGATTTTCGGCACCGCGACCGAGGAGGCCGTCGAGGCGCACCAGCGCACCCGGTCCCTTCTCGTTTCGCTGCGGCAAATGGACGAGATCCGAAAGCGGGGCAAGGGCGGCGCGGAAGAGGAACTCAAGCGCATCTACGCGCACAACCAAGCGCTTGAGGAGCAGGGCGTGCTACAAAAGGACCTGCTCGACGATATGGCCGTGGTTCTCGCCCGGGCGAAAATCCCGTCAAAATATATTCAGGAGACCACCGACAAAATGGCGGACCTGCTGGTCGCTACGGTCGGCGTCACGGCTACGCAGCAGGATGCGGTTGCGATGGCCAACGCGTTTAAAAAGGCGGTCTCCAGCGGCAAGGTGCTCTCGCTACAAAAGCAGGGCGTCGATATCACGAAGGAGCAGGCCAAGGAGTTTTCAAAGGTGACCGGCAAAGTGGCGCGCTACCACGCGCTGATGAAAATCCTCGGGGACAATTACAAGGACGTGAACAAGCAGGCCCGGAACACGCCCGAAGGCCGGATTCAACTTTTCCGCAACGCCATCAAAAACATGGCGCAAGACATCGGCGAGCAGCTGCTACCGGCGCAGGCCGAGCTGGCCGATGCGTGGAAGGCGGCGCTGCCGGAAGTCGGGCCGCTGCTCATTGCGGGCATGAAGCTGCTGCTCAAGCTGGTCACGAAATTGGGCAACGTCGTTCGCACCCAGCTCATTCCGTGGTGGCACGAATTCCAAAAGACCGAGCGCTTTCAGCAGATGAAAAACATTCTGAAATGGTGCCAAGATCATTTCGGCGCGATCGCGATTACGGTCGGGGTTATAGTCGCGGCCCTCGCGGGCCTAAGCGTGCTCGGCACCATCATCCCGATCATCGTCGCGGTCGCAAATCCGATCGGCCTCATCGTGATCGCGGTGCTGGCCGTGGTAGCCGCGATCGCACTCATGTGGGCGAAGTGGGACGCCATAAAACAAATGTTCCCGGGCACCGCGGCGGTCATCGAGCACTTCATCGAGGGCTTCAAAGTTTCCTTTAAAGCCGGTTTCGATTTCGTGATCGCAATTTTCAAATCGGTCATTGCGATCTTCACCGGCGACTGGGAGGGCGTAGGCACCGCGTGGGCAAAGGTGTGGGCCGACATGGGTGCGATCGCCGAGTGGTGGAAAACGACGCTGATCGAGGTAGCGAAGGCGGTCGGGCAGGCGTTCAAAGATTATTTTCTCCGGGTGTTCGAAGACATCAAAAGCATCTGGACGTGGATGAAGGGTTTTTCGTGGGAGGGCATCAAAAAGATGTTTTCCGAGGGCAAGGAAGCCGCGACCGCCTACGGCCAGCAGATGGGCGGGGGCGAGCAGGAAGCGATCGCGTCGCACTACGCCAGCGCCGCCGGTGTAGCGGGTGCAGAGAAAGCCATCCCCGCGGTGCCGCTCTCGGCTGAAGCGACGAAATCGATCGCCGCCGAGCGGGCCGACATCATTAAGGATTTGGAACGGCCCGAGCTGCGCAACCTCGTCTCGGCGACGCTGACGCGCGAGATGAGCGGTGCCGAAGGCCAGAAGGACGTGCTCGAAAATTTGGTCAACCGCTCGGTCGCCTACAAACGCGCGGGCAAATACGGGGGCATCGAGCAGATGATCAAGGGCGGCTTTTATGGCCCGTATAACCGGGGCGAAACGCAGGCGACGATGGCGAAGGGCCTTTCCGACCAGCGCTCCGAACAGGTGAAGGCCATGATCGACGAAGTGGCCGCGGGCCGCAATGTGATGCGGGGCATGACCGATCAGGGCGTGAACGTCGGGAACCGGGAATACATCCGCGGCGAAGGCTATTCCTATGGGCACGGATTTGGCGAGCAATACAAAACCGCGGCCTATCTTGAATCGAAGAGGGCGGCAGAGGCGGGGGCAAGCGTAGCCGGGCTGGCGGACGGGGGCATCGTCACAAAGCCGATCCTTGCCGCTATCGGCGAGAGGGGACCGGAGGCCGTGGTGCCTTTGTCCCGCGGCGCCGCCGGGGGTGCACCCGGTGCGGCGCACACCGCGGTCCATTTCGCGCCGGTGATCACGGTGAACGGGAACATGGGCGAAGAGGAGCAGCGGGCGCTGGACGCGCGCCTGCGCGATCTCGCCCGGGACTTCGTTTCGCATTTCAAACGGGCGCAAACACACGAACGGCGATTGAGTTACGAGGGCGGCTATGGATAAGGCGCTCGACATTCAGCCGCCGATGCCGCCGGAATTCGAGGCGCCGCCCGGCGTGACGATCACCGACCCGATCTGGATCGCGCTCGGGAAACCGGCCACGCCGCGGGTGATCATTTCTACGCAGGGCGACTGGTGGGACACGATCGCCATGCGGGCCTACGGCATGAAGCGCGGCAATGAGCGCCTCATGTATCGGCTCCTTGAGGCAAACTACCCGCTACGGGAGGTCTCAAATTTTCCGGCGGGCCTCGCGGTGATCGTGCCCGATCGAGAAATCGAAATCGAAATTCCGCTGGTGCCGTGGAAAAGCGCCGCCGTGGGTCCCGCAAAATGATCGGCCAAGTTCGCGCAGCACATCCGTCGATCAGTATGGGCGGCGAGGATTTTTTCAGTAAGCTGGCGCCCTACTTCATCAGCCTCAGTTACACCGACAACTGCGACGGGAAAAAGGCCGACGACCTTTCGATCGAGCTTTCGGATCGCGACATGAAGTTTATCAGCACATGGGCGCCGCAAAAGGGCGCGACCCTCGACGTCGGCATTATCACCGAGCGCTGGTTCACGCCGATCGGGTCGGACCTTTCGCTCGACTGCGGCACCTTCTGGATCGACTCCGTAGAATTCGAATTGCCGGATCAAAAGGTGCACATAAAGGCAAACTCGATCCCGACAAATGTGCGCCTCAAATCGGCGAACGAAAGCCGGGGATGGGACGATGCGAACCTGAAAGATATCGCCGACCAGATCGCCGGGGAGAACAAAATGAGCGTCGACTTTCAGGCCGAAAATAACCCGCGCTACACGCGCACCGAGCAGCACGATGAAAGCGCGCTGGGCTTCCTCATGAAGCGCTGCGCAAACGCCAAGCTGGCGATCAAGGTGCACCGCAACAAGATCGTTATTTTCGACGAGGAGAAACTCGAGTCGGAGGCGCCCAAATTTGCCATCGTCTACGGCAACGTCCCGGGGACCGGCTTCGGTTCATTTTACCGCATGGCGGGCGGCACCTTCACCTCGACGATCGCCGACACCGCGAAAAAGGCGAAGGTGAAACACACGGTGGTCGAGAGCGGCGAAACCTCGGAGGGCGAAGCTGAATCGACCGAGGAGGACGATGATGCCGCCGATAGCGACGTCGATCACAACGTGAACGAAGACACCGACGAGGAGCAGGAGGACGGCGGCAACGGCGGCAACGGCGGCGGGAACGGTTCGCGCGAGGTGCCGGTGAGCGAGGGCAGCGCCTCGCAGTGGAACGCCTCCGATAGCGTGAAAGCGAAGGCCGTCCTGCGCGACAAAAACAAACACAAATTCACCGGCAAGATCGCCCTCTCGCTCGGCAACCCGCTCATTGCCGCCGGGCAAACTTTCACCCTGAAAGGGGTCGGGCAATACGACGGGACTTGGTTCATCGAATCGGCACACCACGAAGTCGGCCCGGAATATAACACCGAGCTGACCGTGCGGAAGTGCCTCACCGGCTACTGACATGGCACGATCACCGCATAAACCGCCCCGGCGCCGCGCCACGCTGCCCGCCACGGGGCTCATTTGCCCGATCCCGGGCGGTCATACCGCCGGGGGCGCCCGGGCGCACAGGGGGGCCTATGGCTAAAAACATCCTTTCGGACACCGACTACACGAAGGGCTGGGACAACCGCTTCGGCGTGGCCGTAGTAATCGGCAAGGTGCAAAAAATCGAGTGCAGCGAAAAGGGGGCAAACGTGCGGGTGAGCATGCCCGACCGGGTCGATCACGAAGGGCAGCCGCTCATCACGAAGCCGGTCCCGGTGCTACAAATAGCGTCGCAGGCGAAAAAGAGCTTCGCCGTGCCCCGGTGTGACGACAACGTGCTCATGGTGAAGCTGGCGAACGGGACCAGCAACTACGTGGCGATCGGCTCCTTTTACACCAGCAAATCCCCGCCGCCGGTCACCGACCCGCTTCTCGATTACACCGAATGGGAAGGCGGGCACACCGAAACGCGCGACGCGAACGAGGACGCCGAGGTATTTCTGAAGCAGGATTTCAAAGGCGGCTGGGATGCCACGATCAAAAAGGACGTGAACCTCAAGACCACCGACGGCGCCAAAATGAATCTGGAAGCCGACGGCGACGTGCTGGTGAAATCGGCGACCGGGAATATCAACGTCGAAAGCCCGACCGGCACGGTGAACATCAAGCAGCAGAAGATCGTGCTGGAGGCGACAAACATCGAGCTGAAAGGCGCGGTCAAAATCACCGGCGCCATCGATCACACCGGGAACATGGAAACGCACGGCGTGCACCACGACAATATCGGCTACCACACCGCGGGCACGCAGCGCGATGAACGAATAGCGAAGCTGGAAGCGCAGGTCCGGGCGCTTGAAATCCGGTTCTCGCAATTGGAGGCTCGTTATGGCGGTTGAGGGCATTTACGGCGCGGTGGTTTTCGGGCGTGCCCGCGGGCGCATCCACACCTTTCAGGAGGTGACCCGGCACTACACCGGGCGCTTTAATGCGCACATGGTGCACATGCGCAAACCGCTGCTGGAGTGGGCCGGGAACGATCTCGTTAAAATAACGATGAACGTGAACCTCGACGCGAGCTGGTGCGGGGACCCGAATCCGATCCTTGCGGAGTGGCATCTGTTCCACGAAAACGCGCTGGCGGCGCCGCTCGTGATCGGCGGCAAACCTATGGGGCCGGGCCTTTCCCTTTTCGTGATCACCGAGCTGCAGGAAACGCACAAACACTGGTTGCCCGGGGGCAAACTAATCGCGGTCGAGCTGCAGGCGACGTTCCAAGAATATATCGCGTTCAGTGAGGGCCTACTTTCGCAGCTGGGCATTCCGGGCTTCGGCAGTTTTATCGGTTCAGGAGGACTATAAAATGGCAGGCAGCCTCACTACACCTCCCGGCACCGGCACCGGGGTCCCGCCGATGATCAAGGATGCCTTTCCCGGGCACGGGACGGTCGGAGATCTCGGCGTGAACTGGCGGATCAAATTTGCCGACGCCGACGGCATCCCGCTGAACATGCTCTCGTTTGAAACGATCGATTTCGGGGCCATTGCCTACAAGGAGATTTTTCAAAACGTGAAAACGATTCTGGCAACGCCGGTTTTCAGCGCCGCGCTGGAGCGCCTACTCGGCGTCGATGCCTCGATCGTAGACCGCCCAATTGATAATGCCTCGGAGGCTACGATCGCGATTCTGGACGCGATTTACTATTGGGAACCGCGCGCCGAACTCGTGAACGTGCTCTTCGATGCCGACGTGGTAGCCGGGCACCTCATCTGCGACGTCCAGCTGAAAATCAGAAACGTCATTTTCGGCACGGACACGCCTTACGATCGGAACAGCATTTTCAAAACGCCGCCGGTGGTGCAGGCGCTACCGCCGCCCACGCCGCCCGCACCCGGGGGCGGGGATGTGATCTACGTCGAGGGGCCGCCGGGGCCGGAAGGACCGCCGGGGCCTACCGGGGCAACCGGATCGAAAGGCACCCGGGGCAGCCTCTGGTTCACCGGGGCCGCCGACCCGATCGGGACGATGGCAAACGTGCAAGCGCAGGACATGTATCTGAACACAACAACCGCCGCGATTTTCCAGTTCGACGGCACACAATGGAGGATGATATTCAATGGCGTGGCAACCTAAAGGCAACATCAAAGGCCCGGCGGGGCCAGCAGGCCCGCAGGGAAATGTAGGCGCAACCGGGGCGCAAGGGCCAGCAGGCGCGGACGGCGCGCAGGGGCCACCCGGGGCGCAAGGCCCGGCAGGGCCGACCGGCGCAACCGGGCCGCAGGGCACCCGGGGCAGCACTTGGACGGTCCAGCCGAATGCGCCGGGCACGATCCCGGGCTCGCTTCCCGGTGACATGTTTCTGAATAGTGCGACCGGCGACATTTATCAGGCCGACGCGCCGACCGGGCGTGAAGCGGCGAGGGGCGAGAAGGTTCACTGGCGCAAGGTAATGGGCGATCCCGATCCCGAGGGTTAAAAACATGGCGTGGCAACCCAAAGGCAACATCAAAGGGCCGCAGGGTGCACCCGGTGCACAGGGCGCGACCGGCGCGCAAGGCCCTCCGGGCACACCCGGCGAAGCATGGTGGAGCGGTGCGGGGCCGCCGATCGGGACCGCGCCCGGCACGCAGGTTGGCGACTGGTATTTGGACACCAATAGCGGCATCGTTTACGAGAAAACCAGCGCCTCAATTTGGACGCAAGTAGCGAGTATCAAAGGCCCGAAAGGCGACACCGGCACGCAGGGCTCGCAGGGCATTCAGGGAATTGAGGGGCCGCAGGGGCCGACCGGACAAGCTGAGGCTTGGTATTCTGGCGCGGGTGCACCGGCTACCGGGCTGGGGGCAGTCAACGATTGGTATTTGAACATTTCGCTCGGCGACGTTTACGAGAAAACGGCCACGTCGACATGGACGCTCCGCGGGAACATAAAAGGCCCGACCGGATCACAAGGGCCGCAGGGCAACACAGGCGCGACCGGATCGCAAGGAACTCAGGGGCCACAGGGAATTCAAGGACCACAGGGCACAACGGGCGCACAAGGACCAACCGGACAAGGCGTGCCCGTGGGCGGTGCGCTGGCCGCGATCCTGCGCAAGAAAAGCGCGACCGACTTCGATACGGAATGGAAGCCGCTCGCTAGTCTCCAGCAGACTGCGGTTGCGCCTACGCCAACAGTTGGAGTTACGGCAAAGATGCTCGGCATGGGCAGCACCGCGCAAATTACGCCGACATGCAGCGGCAAGCTGCTAGTCACGATCACGGCGAGCGCGTTCTGGACGACGGGCGGAAATTTCTTCAGTCTTGCCGGGATACGTTATGGGACAGGGACGCCACCAACCAATGGCGCGGCATCTGCCGGAACGCCCATCGGTGCCAGCATGCAGACGGCAACTCAAGCCGCCGTTCCTGTAACCAGTCCAATGACCGCGACAGTCGTAGTTACCGGATTAACCGTTGGAACGGCATACTGGTTCGATCTTGTTGGGCAAGGCAGCAATGCCGCAGCCCAGCTGAATATAACAAACTGCTGGTTTACGATCACCGAACTACCATGAAACAGCGACAATGAAATGGAGATCATGTGGCTGATGACAAAGGCAACCACACCGGCCTCTGGGCGGCTGTCGGGAAGATCGCCGCACCATTCATTGGTGGCGTTATCGCCGCTGCGTTCTGGTTCGGTGTGCGGTCGCAGAAGCTCGCCAGCACGCAGACGGAAATCCTACTCTGGAAGGCCGAAGTCGCGCCGCAGATTCAACGCATGGACAGCAAAGGCACCGCGGCGGGCGAACGGTTTTCACTGGAACAGGCAAAGGAGCTGGGCCGCTTGGATGAGCGCATGAAGGAAGTGGAAAAGGACTCGCGGTCGATCGAAGCGATGAAGTTAAAAATCGAAGGACTGGAGCGGGCGATCCTGATCGACAGGCCGCGCCCGGCGAAGCCATGACCTACACAATCATCGTTCTCCTGCTATGCGTGCTCGGCCTTACCGCGTGCACGATCAAGATCGAACCGCTGGCAAAACCGAAGCCGGTGGTGGTGCACCGGCACGGGAAGAAGCATCACACCGCGCACCGGCGCGCGGCAGCAGAGGGCGCCGCCTACGTCACCCCGCAATGGCTGAACGAATATCATTCGCTGGAGGCCGATCACGGCGGTTACGTGATCCCGGACGACAGCCGAATTCAGGTCCAGAACGACGGAAAAATCAAAGTGCCGCACACGGTCGTTAAGCATTTTAACGACCTGAGCCGCGCGCCGGTTCGGCCCGCCGAGCCGAAACCCAACGAATAAAAATGAAGGCCGAAAAACTGCTCACGATCTCGCCGGTGACGATCTACTACGAGGACGGGGGCGCATACATTTGGTTCGTTTCCGATCTCGACATTTGCAACGACGGCTGCGGCCCGGCACACGGCGACGATTATCACCAGTCGCAGACCGCCTACTATTCCGGCGGCATCGAAGGCGGCAAATACCTCAACGCCGACAAGGACCGCTACATCGTCGTCCCGCCGCAGGTGCGTGCACAGGTGCCCGGCATAGTGATGGGCTGCCTCGGGCGCCTCACGAATAAGAACACCGGCAAATCGTTTCCCGCGGTGACCGGCGAGATCGGCCCGGACGATAAGACCGGGGAGGCCGCCTACTGCTTGGCGAAAAAGGCAAACCCGGCGATCTCCTACAACAGCGGCGATGAACGCCGGATTTACCTTTACGAGCTGTGGCCGGACATCCCGGCGGTCGTCAACAACTTCACTTACAAACTCCAACCCGCTTAAAAAATATGGCCCTTGTAATTCAGCCGCCCACACCGCCCGAGCCCGGGTCCCCGGACAGCCCGGTTTCCGCGCTACCCGGTGCGCCCGTTTATGGGCTGCCCTACGTGCCCGACATCGACTTCGCGGTCAAAGACCCCACGGTGATCGCGAGCGAGGTTATCGTCGATTATGAGGCCGCGTTTCTGGCCCTCACCGGCATCGCAAAATCGCTGGCGCCCGGGGACCCGGTGCGGCTACACCTGCTCGTCGTGTGCCACTGGCTTTCGCACCAGCGCACGCTGATCGATTTCACCGGCAAACAGAACCTGCTGAAGTATGCCCGGGACGATTACCTCGACAACCTCGCGGCACTTTACGGCGCGCGCGCGATGCGCCTTCCGGCATCCGCGGCGCTGACCACGCTGCGTTTTTCGCTGGCCGGGCCACTTGCATTCACGGTGACAATTCCGAAGGGCACCATGTGCCAAGCGCCGACCGCGGTCGTGTTCAAAACGCTCAAGGATGGCATCATTTCGGCAGGCGACCTGACCGTAGAAGTGAACGCGCAGGCGCTCTCGGATGGCGAGGTCGGGAACGGCTTTGCCCCGGGGCAAATAAACAGCATCATCAACTGGAATCAGTCCTACGGGATGAACGTAGAAAACACCGTCATCACGGCGGGCGGCAGCGAAAAAGAAAACGATGAGCAGTATCGCTACCGGGTCTGGTTGGCGATCGAAAGTTTCTCAACGTGCGGCCCCCGGGACGCATACGAGTTCTGGACGCTCACGGCGCACCCGGACATCATGCAGGCCGTGATTCATTCGGCGCCGGAAATCGCGGGCGAGGTCTGGATTTACCCGCTACTGAAGGGCGGGCAGATTCCTACGCAGCCAATTTTGGATCTAGTTTTGGCGGTGTGCCGGGCCGATACCCGGCGCCCGGTGACCGATTACGTGAGCGTTTTTGCGCCGGTCGTTTTCACTTACCGGCTCAACATGGATTACTGGATCGAAAAGGACAACGAGGTGCTGCTTGAAACGATAAAAAGCAACGTCGAGGCCGCGGCGGCGGACTGGATTTTATGGCAGCGGTCCTATGTGTCCCGGGACCTGAATTGCGACGAGCTGCGCAAACGGTGTTTGCAGGCCGGTGCGAAGCGCATCTTGGTCCATACGCCGACGCCGACCTTTCAGGTGATGAATTACAACCAGCTGGCGGTGCACAATGAGGCCGTCGGTAGCGAGCCGATCGTAAACTTTGTTGCTTTAGAGGAGGCGTAACCGTGCCATCAGGAATATCAAAACGCACCGGGCGAAACCACAACTTCATCGACGGACGCGGGGCGACGCCAGAATATCACACTTGGAAACGCATTAAGGGTCGCTGCTTTAATACCCGACTGCCCGACTTTAGATACTACGGCGGGCGGGGTATTACGATGGCGAAGGAGTGGGTCAACGACTTTCCGTCTTTCCTCGCACATATCGGCAAGCGGCCTTCGCCGCTGCACACCATTGACCGCATAAATAACGACCGGGGCTACGTGCCCGGGAACGTGCGATGGGCGACGCGGGCCGAACAATCGAATAACTCCCGGCGATGCCGGATGATTACGTTTCGCGGCGAAACTTTGCCGCTGCTGGCGCAATGCCGAAAATGGGGCGTCAAAAAACCCAGTCTACAATGGTGGATTTACCAGAAGGGCCGCGATCCGGTTGCCGGGCTTGAACATTACATCAGGAGGCTCCGGGCATGATTTCTCTCATCAACACCACACGCGAAACACGGCGCGGGCTGCTGCCAAGCGGGAGGGAAAGCCCCGCGGCATCCCGCGCCACATTTACTACGTCGTCGCTTTTCCTTCCCGACCCGTCGCTTTGCGATACCGATCTCTGCCGCTGCGGGCATCAACGGCGCGGGCATGAAGCGAAGCGCGGCAGGTGCTACATGAAGGCGTGGGCGCGGCATCGGTGCCCGTGTTCGCTTTTCAGGAGGCCCGGGGCATGAGCACCACGCTGCGCACGTCCAAATTGATCGACCTGTGCACGTCGTCGATTTCCTACGATGCGCAGGTGAAATCGGCCTGCGCGGCCTTTGACCGGCAGATGTATCAGATCATCGACGAGACCGGCGTCGTGATCATGATCCCGAATATTATGGGCATCAATGACCCGGCGCTCATCGATATTCTGGCGTGGCAATTCCACGTCGATTTCTACGACGCGAACCGGCCCCTTGAGTTCCGAAAAAACCTCGTCCAGAAGTCGATCACTTGGCACATGCGCAAGGGCACCGTGGCACTCGTGCAGGAGGTGCTCGACACGTATTGGCCCGGGGGCGCTACGCTCGTCGAGTGGTTCGATTACATGGACCCGCTGCCGCCTAATTACCCGACCGCACCGGGTTGGCATGACCGTTATCGCTTCCGCGTTTACGTCGACGAGAACATCATCGTCGACCCGGACACCGAGCAGGCGGTGCTGGAATTGATCGACCGTTATAAGCCGGTCTCCCGGTGGTGCGAAGGAGTTTTCAGGGCCATCGCCAGCGATTGCACGATCGGCTGGTGCGCCATGCTGCTGCGCTTCATTTACCGCGAAATCGACGCGCCCGATCTTATCGCGCACGGCTACCTGCTATCCGGGCCATCAACCTGCGTCCCGAACGTAGCATCGGCGCCGTTCACCGTGGCGCTGCGCGTAGGCGACACGCTGCCAGACCCGGTTATTCTTACGCCGAACGATGGCACCGCGCGGGGCACGTTCACGCCCCGAAACCTCACGCTCACAACGGAAACCCGAACCGGGACCTTCACCTACACTGCCCGCGCCGCGGGCACGGTGCAGATCGGCGTCACGAATAACGGCGGGCTGGCCAACCCAGCAGCGATCACGGTGGTCAGCGGCCCTTAAAATGTTAAAAAGTAAAAGGAGAAACCCATGTCACTAGCCAAACAAGAATTCACAGACGCGGGCCGCAGCATGCTGGGCCGGGCGCAAAATGCGGAGTTACTTCGCGTCACGAAAATCGTGGTCGGTAGCGGCGTGGCATCGGCGCCGAGCGAACTATGGCCGCTCACCGCGCTGAAAGCCTACGTCATGGACGTCGTGATTTCGTCGAAGCGCGATCTCGGGAACGGCATCATGCTGGTCGAGGGAAATTTCCGCAGCGACCAAGCGCCGCATGCTTTCGATTTGCGGGAGGTTGGCGTCATGGCGCACATCGCCGCGGAGGCCGACCGGCTTTACTCGGTCTCCAACGTTTTGGCCGAGACCCCCGATCATATCGACCCGGCGGCGCCTACGGTGCAGGTCTTCAAAATCAAAATGATCGTCGACCGGATTCCTACCGGGAACATCACGGTCTCGATCGGGCCGAGCGAAGCGGTGATGGGCGAAAACATTGGCTCGGACACGACCGGCCCCGGCCCCTACAAAGAGACCACCGGCAACGTGCTGCGCTTTAAGCGGATCGTGCAGGGCACCGCGATGGAGATTCACGATGAACCGGGCGGCGACACGATCTACATCGGCACATCGGTCCTGCACAATAACCTCGACCTTTACGTGCCGGAAACCTACCCGGGCATCACCGACCCGAACGTGCTCTTCCCGACGATTCAGGCGGCGCACGATTACCTTTTGCAGTTTCACATCCCGCCGGACAAGCTCGCCACGATTCATTTGTGGAAAGGCCTCTTCGACGGGCGGGTCACGCTCGGGCACCCCGACAGCCAGCAAATTTTCCTCGTCGGCCAACCGCGGATCGACATCCCGGTCACCGCCATCAATTACGTTTCACCCACGCAAAAGAACGTGGCCTGCGCGAATGCCGCCGCGACGGGCCTAACCAACGGGGTGCCGTGCTACCTGATGAACGTGGACGCGGGCTGGGCGGGCGGGTGCGTGGCGCAGAATGTGGCAGCTGCGTTCGTCACCTGTAGCACGCTCAAGCGCGACACGCAGGCTGTCTACAATCTGAGCGACACCGGGCAGTTCGGCGCGGCGCGCCGGTTGACGTGGATGCCCTCGATCATTTACGTCGCCAACCCGAATCCCGGGCAGCCGTGGCCCGCTACGCACGTCAACGTCGCGGCGCCCAACGGCCTCAACGTCCAGAACGTTTGCGTCATCGGCGGCTTTCACGGCCTCTCGCTGGGCGGCACCCGGTCGACGGTTAAGGATGTCTACATCACCGGCTGCGGCGTCGCCCTTTCGATCGCAGGCTACTGCGTGGTCGGTTGGCCCTCCGATGTCGTGTGCACCGACAGCGATTTCGGTTTCGGCGGCGGGGGCACGCTGGTCGGGCACAACCAAAACGTGAACCTGTGCGCGAACGCATGTGGCGCGGGCATCTCGACCGGCGACGGGAGTGGCTACGGTGCGATCCCCGGCGTCCCCGCGATCTCGGGCAAAGTGTATTTGAATCACTGCTATCAGGGGGCGCGAAACTGGGGCGCAACCATTGAGTTAGGCAATGTTTATTTCGTGAATTGCGACGTCGGCCTTGAGGCCGATTACGGCGGCATTTTTATCTTCGGCCCCTTTTCGAATTTCCGCGGCAACAACGGCGTGGACCTGAAGGCGTTTGGAACGAGCTTCATCACCTACAAGCAGGGCACCGGCGGCGCGCCAACCTGCAACCCCGCCGCGGGCCTTAGCGGCGGGAATTATGGCTCCTATATTTCGGTCGTCCCCTAAGCGCCCGGGGCACGGTGTGAGATGCTTCGGTGCGCTTCCGGGCATGAATAGGCGCCGCCGGGGACCACGTTCCCGGCGGTGCAATACTTCCGATAATTTTCGTGCCAGTCCCGGCGCTTACGCCAATTGAGCCGCTGGTCCATATCGCGCACGAATAAAAAGGCGCCCCGGTCGATCTGGACGTGCGTGCGCATGATGCCTTTGAGGCGCTGATATTCAGCCCGGCGCTCTTCAAACGGAAGCGCCCGGAGGCGGTCGCGCTCGGCCTTGTCGGCCTCGGTGTAAACCCGGCGCTGGGGTGCCGCGGTGAAGAAGGGGTCGATGGGCATGCTACAGCAGGTCACCTTTCGCGGCGGCCTCCGAAGCCCGCTTCGCGGCACGCTGATCGAGCAATTCCATTATCACGGCCCAGTTCTCGTCCCGCATGAACTCGGCGACCCGGTCGGTGGGGATTTTGTCGAAGGTTTGCTCCAAATCGATCCAGCCCTCGTCGAGGGCCATTGCGATGAAATCGTCCGGCGTGCAATTCCCAACCGCCAGCAGGGCGGCAAACTTCTGGTGCGGGGTTTCGGCCTTCTTCTCAATCGAACGGGCCGCCGGGGCCGCCGGGCTTTTCCGGGTCAGCGTCGGCGCTTTTTTTTTCGGCTCCTCGACCTTGCGCTCGGGCGCGGGAGGCACCGGCGTGGGCTCCACGTCGACGACGGTGCCGCCATTCGCGGCGGCTGGGCCGGTGTTACCCGGAAACACCGGGCGCGCGATGTCGGCGGCCCCGGCGGCCTCAATCTCCTCGGTGATAAACATGCCGCCCAGCATGGTCGGGAAGGAGCTGCGTAGGGCGTCGGCCTCGGCGCACTTTACGATCATCCCGGCGGGATCGTCTTTCCAGATGCCGTAGCCTTTGTTAAAGCGCTCCAGCCGGACCCGCTTTTTCATCGGGTGCGCCCGGTTCTTGAAAAACACCGTGGCCCAACCGCCAAGCACCCGGTCGTTCGGCATGTGCCAGTCGCCTATGAGATCGTGGATGTTTCCCTCGCGCAAAACGATCGTGCCGCTATCCATGCCATCAAATTCCGGGTGCAGCTCGGCCCGCTTGAGAAAAGCTTGGTGGGCGGTGATTAGCGAGAAGGACGCGCCGTGCTGGCCATCGTAGCCGATCAAAAATGCGTCGCCCTCAAAGGGATTAAGCTTCCGGGCCTGACACATGAGCATAAAGCGAAAGGCATCCTCATCGGTGCACGTTTTGCCGGTCTTCGTTTTGACCGCGATCATCCGCTTTACCAGCTCGATCGAGAGCTGGATTTTGTCTTTCGTGCCGAAGGGCACAAACTCGATTATTTGCTTTCCTTTTTCCTCGCTCATTCCTCCTCCTCCTCGTTGCCCGCGGTGCGGACTTTTAATTTCTCTTTGCCGGTCGCCAGCGTGACCACGAGATCGTCGTAATGGTAAACGATATCGCCGCCGGGGGTCCGGCCTATGGCGTCGGCGTTCGCATGAAGCGCGGCGACCAGATTCCCCTTCGCTTCGACTTCCCTTTTCGTGTGTTCCATTCGCGTATCGCGGGCCGTCACGTAGCGGTCGACGAGCACGTCAACCTCGGGCACACGCACCTGCGCAACGCCCGGCCCGGTGAGGCCCGGGAGTTCGCCCCGGCCATTCGTCGGTGTTTCAGACATAGAGAAGCTCATGCGGGCACAGTGCGCCCGGCGTCGGCATCGGCAAACTTGTCGTAGACCTTATCCTTCAGCCCGGCGGTGAGCAGGCCCTCGATTAATTCCTGCATGGGCATCCTCCTTTGGACGCTCAAGACCCGGATGCGGTGATGCAGCACATCGGCGATCTTTACCGTGCGGGTCATCAACGGGCGCGGGTGCGCCACCGGAGTGGTTTTGGGTTTTCGTGCATTTTTCACAATGGGGAGCTTGACACTCTCCGCACAAAGGGTCAAGTGGAAAAGTGCGAAAAAATCCCAAGGCGATCGCGATCCCGCAGATCAAGACGCTGGAGGAGGCCGATGCGCACCAGCGAAAGCATGGCTTCCCGGCAATCATCTCGGCCCGGGAAAGGCAGCTCGACCGGGTGCACGGCGCCGTCGACCTGAACGATCGAAAGCCGAAAAAGCTGCGCGGCGTCGAGCCGCCGAAAATGAACCAGACCGAGCGCGAGTTCTCGGTGCTACTGCTGGCGCAAAAGGTGCACGGCCAGATTCTCGATTTCGTGTTTCAGGGCCTGCGCCTCCGGTGGGGCGGGGGCATGAACTACAAAGCCGATTTCACCGTGCGCCGCACCGATGGCGGGATCGTCGTGATCGAGGTGAAGGGGCCGCAAATATGGGACCGGGACATCGTGCGCTTTAAAGGATGCCGGGCCGAGTGGAAGGAGTGGTTCGATTTCCAAATGCACCAACGCGCCGAAAACAAAACATGGTCCCGATTACTGTAGGCCGCCCGGTTACAACGCCATCGAACCTCCTGCGGCGCATGCTATGCCCCGGGAGTGCCCGCATGGAGGCGAACATGCCCGACGAGGATTCCGAGGATGCCCGGGTCGGGCGCTTGTTTCACCGCTACTGGACCAACCCGAATTACGACCGCGCCTTCCTCACTGATGCCGAGCGCGACCTGCTCGACCTGTCCGACCGCCTGCTGCGGGATGTGCTGAACCAGCTCGCCTTCGAAAACGAAGACGACGTGTTCACCGAACACACGATCGAAACCCGGGACGGCAAATTCACCGGCACGCCGGACCAAGTTTACGTGTGGAAGCAGCGCCGGACGGCCCTCGTAAATGACCTGAAAAGCGGCTTCGGCGTGGTCGAGCGGGCCGAACTGAACCTGCAACTGCGCGGCTACGCGGTGCTGGTCGCCGACCAGATTGTGTCATGGCCCGTGGAGCACGTTTACGTTTCCGTTTTGCAGCCCCGTTTGTGGGCGCCCAGCGACCGCATCACGATGGCGCACTACGTGCCGGGCGACATAAATCTGGCCCGGGAGCAGGTCTACGGCATCATCGCGGCCTCCGAGGCCCCCGACGCGCCCCTACACGCGGGCGAGGAGCAGTGCCGCTACTGCCGGGCCAAGCTTACGTGCCCGGCCTTCCGGGCGGCGCTGGCGCTACCCGTGGCGGCCTTCAAAAGCGAGCTGGACCTTTCAAAGACGGCCCGGGAGGCCTTCATCGAGGCCCGGGTGAAAGCGTGCACGGACGAGCAGCTGGAGACCGTGATCGCGGCCTGCAAGCTGGCGGGCTTTGTCGAAAACCCGGCCCGGGATGAGGCCCGCACCCGCATCGAGGCGGGCCGGTTCCAAAACTTCGTTCTCGGCAAGCCGAGCGAGGTGCGCTCGATCACGAATGTCCGCAAGGCGATGGCCATGCTTATTCTGGCCCGGGTCGCTACGCGCGACGAAATCCTCAACGTTTGCGAGGTGCCGGTGAAACCGCTGGAGGAGATTTACCGTAAACAACATGGGGGCACATGGCAGCAGGCCCGGGACAAAGTGAACAAGGTTCTCGATTCCGTGCTGGCGCGCGAGCCACGCAAGCCTAAAATCCTGCCGAAAAAATGAGCCACGAACGATGCCGCTCCTGCAACCAGCGAATCCGCTGGGCCGTGACGGTGAAGGGCCGCCGCATGCCGATCGACCCGGTGCCGGTGCCCGACGGCAATATTGAGCTGGAGGAGCGCGAGGGATTCCTGACCCCGCTGGCAATTGTGCGGGTGAACATTCCGACCGGCGAGCCGGTGCCGCCGGTGCTCTACAAATCACATTTCGCAACGTGCCCGCAGGCGGGCAAATGGCGGTCGCGCACATGAGCGCCGAAATCCCCGACCGCGAATACCTGCGCGAAACCGCGCGCTTGATCGAGGCGCGCCTGCCCGATAACTACGGCTTCATCTGCTTGGCGTTTCCGTTCGGCGAAGGCGGGCGCTTGTTCTACACCAGCAACGCGCGGCGCGAAGATGCAGTCGCGGCGCTGAAGGAATGGCTGATTCAGGCGGGCGGCGAAGAGGAATGGATGCGGCACATCAAATGAGCCACGTCGCGCCGGAACATTCGGGCCGGGGGTGCACCCGGTGCGGCGAGCAGAACGGGCACGCCGCCGATTGCCCGCAACTCGAAATCGAACGCCTGCAGCGGGCGAACGACGAGCTGTTCCGAATCAAGCAGCGGGTCGTGATCGCAAACCGGGACCTGATGTATGCGAACAAAAAGCTGGCCGAGCTGATCGAGGCGCGCCCGCACGATAAGGACTGCCCGCGGTTTCTGGCGAACGGCAACCTTCTCCCGGACGGCAGCCGCCGGATGTGCAATTGTTGGAAACTGGAAGCGGCCCGGTGCGTGAAATGAATCCCGAACTACAAGCGCAAACCGACGCCGTAGTAAAGGCGATCGCGCACCTCGAAACGACGCTGCGTGCGGACATTTTGATTGCCGCCACGGCGGTCTGCATCATTCTAATCATTCTCGCCATTTTCCGGCGGTGAAGGTGTGGGTCGAAACCCGGCTCGTCAAACCGCCCGCGCACACGGTCACCGGGCGCTTCGGGTGTTCGGTGATGTTCGTCGGCTATTGCAAATGGGCGAACGAATGGCGCTGGCTCCAGCCCGGCGGCATCGAGGAAAAAATCGCCGAGCCCGAGGCCCTCTTTCTGGAGGAGGATTACATTGCGAACAACCTGCTCCCTACACCGCGCGGGCGCCGGGAAAAGCCCGCCCGCATCCGGCGCAAAAAGGGCGGCGAGCAGCTCGTTTTGGGCCTTGAGGATAACGAGTGAATAAGAATCTTTGAGAAAACTCTTGCCGCACCGGGGCGCGCGGGCACATCGTGAGGCCGTTCAATGTTCAGCGCACCGAAATCTTCCAGTCTGCGGCGAGGCGCGGGCGCATTTTCTCAAATGTGCCCGGTGCTGAACCGCCGAGCCGCAGACTTGAGGGTTGGCTACTAAGGCCCGCCGGGAGCTTTTCGCGTGCCTTTATCGAGCGACGATTTCCGCGCCCGCATCGCCGCCAGTAAAGCAAAACTCGAAGCCGACCGGCCCAGCACCCCGGCCCCGCCGCCCCCGGCACCAACGCTGGAATTGTCGGCGCCGCGCGGGCGCAAACAGAAGGCGATCCAGCGCGCTACCGGCACCGGCGCCCCGGTCGACATTCATGCCGGGCCGCCGCACGCCAACGAGGCCGAGCAGGCCGTGCTGGCCGCCATGATGCAATACCCGGACCAATGCGTGCCCGAAGCCCGCCGGGAACTCACCCGGGCGCATTTCTACAACCCGATCAATGCCGAGCTTTTCGACGTCATGCTGGCCCGCTACGATGCGGGCACCGTAGAAAAGCCGTGGCTGATCCCGCTCACGATTTATTTGCGCGACGCCAAGCGGCTGGACGCGCTGGGCGGCGCCTTCTACATCACCTCCCTCTTCACGACCGGCATCGCGCAATCTTCCGTCCCGTGGTATGCGCAAATTCTCCGGGAGAAGTTCGTGCTGCGCGAACTCATCGCGCTGGGCACGAAGCTGGTTCGCGCTTCCTACGGCGCGATCGATGATGAAGTCGGCGACATCCTCGACGATTTTTCGCGCTGGCTCGACCGGGTGAAATACGACAACGCGGGCCTCAACGGCAGCGACCCGCAGCGGATCGAGGTGCTACACGCATTCAATGCCCGGGGCGACCCGAATAGCCTCATCGGGCGCCGCTGGCTCGTCCGGGGCGGCACGTCTCTGTGGGCGGGCGGCAGCGGTTACGGCAAAAGCGCCCTGCAAATGCAGCTGGCAATCTATTGGGGCTGCGGTCGGGAATGTTTCGGCATGCACCCGGGGCGCCCGATGCGCAGCCTCATCTTGCAGGCCGAAAACGATCTCGGCGACATGGCCGAGCAATTTCAGGGCGTGTATGCGGGCATCGCCGCGACACAGGATTTCAACCTTGAGGAGTGCAAGGCGCTCATCGAGAAGAACGTGATCATTCACCGAATCGTCGGCAAAACCGGCGCCGCCTTTCTGGCGCTGGCCGACGGCCTCATTCAGCAAACGCGCTGCGACATGCTCTGGATCGATCCCCTTTTCGCCTTCGCCGGGTGCGACCTTCTCAACCCCGAGAAGACCGGGCGCTTTCTGCGCGAGGGCCTTTTCCCAATCATAGTGAAGCGGAACGTGGCCTGCCATGTGCTGCACCACGTCGGTAAGCCGGTTCGGGACAAAGATGAAAGCGTGACGCCGATGAGCGAGATCGATTATCAATACCTCGGCTTCGGGACCAGCGAGATTCAAAACGCCTTCCGGGCGGTGAACGTGCTGGTGCCGATCGCGCACTCGGGCGTCTACAAGCTGGTCTTGTCAAAGCGCGGCCAGCGGGCCGGTGCGAAGGACATCGAGGGCAATTTCACGCAGACCCTTTTCCTTGAGCATTCCCGGGAAGGCATCTGCTGGCTGCCGTGCTCGGCGCCGGACGGCGAGGGCGGCGGGAAGGGCCGCCCGGCGACATTTAAACTGGAGGACGTGCTGGCCGAAATGAGCGTCATGCACCCGCTAAAGACCGGCACGCTCTGCAAGCGATTGCGCGAGGAGCGGAACATGAGCCGCAGCACATTTTTTGAGTTATGGGATCAAGGCAAACAGGCAGGCCGGATCGTGCCGGGCGGCGAAGGCGGATGGGTGCGGAAGGATGGCGGTATTAATGCCGAACAATAAGGAGGACGACGCCATTTGGGTGCGGCTCAGGCACATGCCGGAATTATCACACTACCCGGATCGGTCCCGGCCATTTAATCCGCGGGAGAGCGAGGTGCTACAATTCATTCAGCGCCTGATTCCGGGTGAACCTTTCGAACGCGCAATTTCATTATTTAAGACCGCACAGAGAGGAATTCGCGGGCCGGTGATTACTTTCGATCCGGTGACGCGGCGCTGGCGCGGCAATACAAATTGGTCACCCGCATGGGCGCATGGGGGGCAGCGCGGTTTGGGCCTCGGAGACCTACTGATGCGGATGAGCGACGTGCCCGTTCCCGCCGGTGCGCTTTACAAACATTTATGGACCGAGCTGCACATGAGCAAGTGGACATTTTTCAAAGCGCTCGATCAGGGCCTAAGCGAAGGAAAAATCGCACGCGGTGCAAGCGGCGGATGGGTTCGCATAAGACAATCAGGGGCACCTAGCGTCTAGCGACGGGTGCCTCCTTTATTTCAAAACAGAGTAAACCTGAAAAAAAATCGCGGGTCAAGCAGAAAATGCCAAAAAAAATCACCAGCAAATTAATTCTTAATCAAACGCGAGGCCGCGCTGATCCGAAAATAGGGGACCCGGCCTTGAGGGCCACCCTATTTTCGGACCAGCGCTACGCTAGGGGGAAGTCCGGCAACTACACTTTACCGGACCAGTTAAAACCGGCGGTTACTGGACCATGAACGCGGGCGGCATCGAGATTATTACGGTCGGGGCGTGCACCGCCGGGCATTTTTGCGAAGTCTGCGGGGATGATCACTGCGCCGATTTGCCCAGCTGTGCGATAAAAGCGACGGCCTCGTTGATGTTCGCACACGGAACCGAGACGCCGCTTTTGGTCTGCGATCATTGCGCAGAAAAAATCCTCGACGATTTCCGGGGTGAAGCGGACATCATTTTCGAAGTGGGCGCGGAAAGGCTGCGCGAATGAGCCGCCGCTACGAGCACCGCCCGCCGGGCAAACCGCTGGTCGAGGTGTTCGCCGAGGAGGCCCGGCACGCCGCCGCCCGGGTGCACGAGTGGATCGCCTCGGTAAACCCGGAGGCGCTCACCGCGGACGGATTCGATGAGGCGATCGTAGGCGTCGCCGAACGGTGCGGGATGCCGACGGTGGTCGTTTACGACGCCCGCCGGTGCATCGAAATCCTCGTGGCCCGGGACGGCATGACCCCGGAGGAGGCCGACGAATTTTTCCGGTTCAATACCCTCGGGGCATACGTAGGCCCGCACACGCCCCTCTTTCTATGGCGCCGCCCGGCATGAACGAAGGCGCGATCGACGACCTGACCGCGGTGTGGGTG